AAAAACTTATTTCTTTTTTATTGCAGATACATCAGGTTCTGGTGGTACAACTTTTGAATCAAACTTCGGCAACCCGCCTTTCACTATTTCATCAGGTAATAGTGATGCTGAGGGTTACGGAAACTTTGAATATGCTGTACCTTCAGGGTATTATGCGTTATGTACTAAAAACTTAGCGGAGTATGGATAGAATATGGCTTATACAACAATAAATAAAGGATCAGATTATTTTAATACAGTTACTTATACAGGTAATGGTGGAACTCAATCAGTTACAGGAGTAGGATTTCAACCTAATTGGTGTTGGATAAAAAGTAGGTCAAATCCAGGAGTTTATTCACATGAAACTTATGATGTAATAAGAGGAGTAAGAAATAATTTATCGACAAATTCAGCTGATGCAGAATTTACAATACCTACAACTGGTTTTGAAAGTTTTGATAGTGATGGTTTTACAGTTCAATTATCAGATAACTATGCTAGAGGATTAAACGAAAATAATCAACTTATAGTATCATGGAATTGGTTAGCGGGTGGCACAGCTTCATCAAACACAGACGGAACTATTACATCACAGGTTTCAGCTAATACAACATCAGGATTTAGTGTTGTGTCTTATACAGGTACAGGTGCAACAGCTACTGTTGGTCATGGACTTGGAGTGGCACCAAAATTTATTATATATAAACAAAGAAACACAGCAAGAAATTGGTATGTATTTACAGATGTTATAGATGGTTCTTATGATAATTTATATTTAAACTTAACAGATGCAAAAACAGATAGGTCAATTACTTTACCAACAAGTTCTGTATTTTCTTTATCTTCTAGTAATGAACATAACGAAAGTAGTGGCACTTACATAGCCTACTGCTTCGCAGAGAAAAAAGGTTATAGCAAGTTTGGTTCTTACACAGGCAATGGAAGCACAGATGGACCATTTGTTTATACTGGGTTTAAACCAGCTATGGTTATTACAAAAAATGTTTCAAGTGTTCAAGGTTGGTATTTACTAGATAATAAAAGAAATCCATCAAATGATATGGGTAAAACTTTATTTCCACATGATAGTGCCGCAGAGTTTGATTATGGAGTTAATCCATCAAACTTTGATATGTTATCAAATGGTTTTAAGTTAAGACAAGCAGGTGCAAATAATGTATCAGGACAAACTATTATTTACATGGCTTTCGCTGAGAACCCACTAGTAGGAACAAATAACATTCCAGCAACTGCGAGGTAACTCGCATGTACTTTGGCGCAACTCCATTTGCTTCAGCGGCATTCTCTGATGTCGGTTTTAATCCTAATGCGTTCGTCAATGTTCTTGGTTCACAGATTAACGAATCTACAGGCACCGTTACTTTAGTCGGTGACGCTTTAGTTTTACCTACAGGAAGCCGAACTAATTTTAATATCGGTAACATCGCTGTTCGAATTAATCAAATAGCATCACCAACGGGTGAGCAGTTAAACTTTAACACAGGATCGGTGACTATTTTAGCAGATGCTAATTTTGCAGTCACAGGCAACCGAGTTAATTTAGATACAGGGGATGTTAATGTCGCTGATGTCGTAGGAGTATCAGGGAATCGATTAAACTTTGATACAGGGGATGTATCGTTAATTGGTAAAGCAAACATCTTACCTACAGGATCCAGAATTAATACAGATACAGGAACGGTTACTTTTGCATTTAAATATGACGTTACAGGTTCACGTGTTAATGTTGATACAGGAACGGTTACCACAACCGCAGCAGCAAAAGTCTTACCTACGGGATCACAAGTTAATACGGATACAGGTGAAGTTACGATTGTTGCAAAAGCGAACATCAGTGTTACAGGAAAACGAGTTGAGATTAGTGTAGGTGATATTACCACAAAAGCTAACGCAACTGCTATTGTTACAACGAATAGACAGAATTTAAACACTGGAACGGTGACGATTGTTGCAAAAGCAACGGTATTACCTGTAGGATCAGAACTTGAAATTGCAGTTCCAACAAGTATTAATATTAAACAATGGGATGGTATTGTACCAGGTGCAAGCATGGTATGGACCCCAAAACAACTAGGGCCAGGTAACTAATATGCTTTTTGGAGCTACACCTTTTGCATCAACCACTTTTGCTGGAGTCGGTATACAAAACGTTACCGTATTAGCTAACGGTAATAGATTAAATATTACCATAGGGAATACAACAATTGGTCTAATAACAACGGTACCTGTAACAGGTAATCAATTTAACCTTGCAACAGGGGATAGTTTTGTGGTATCATGGAACGGAATCGATCCAGGTGCAACTCAAATTTGGACACCGATCGATCCAGATAATCCGTAGGAGAAATATGGCTACAAATTCGACAAATTTAAAAATAGAACTCATGGATACAGGTGAACGATCTGGAACATGGGGAACACAAACCAATACTAATTTACAAATTTTAGAACAAGCATCATCGGGATATATTGCAGTTGATGTCGCTTCAGCAGATGTTGCTTTATCTTTAGCAAATGGCGCAACGTCAAATGGTAAAAATTTATACTTTAAACTTACAGGAACACTTGCCGCAAACAGAACGGTAACGATGCCAGACACAGCGGAAAGAGTTTTTGTTGTAGAAGATGCAACCACAAGAGGAACAACTTCAGCATGGTTTACCTTGACCATTCAAACGGTATCGGGCACAGGTGTTGCACTTCCTGTAGGTTCAACTTCTCTAGTTTATTCAGATGGAACAAACGTTCATTTAGGCTTACAAACAAAAGGCTACCATACACCCGATGCAGCTTATACAGCTGTTGCAGGGGATCAAGTGTTAGTCAATACATCGGGTTCAGGAGCAAGTGCTCCAGTAACGATTACTTTACCTGCATCACCTGTTGTCGGAAATGAAGTGACTTTTATTGATAGTGGTAATAACTTTGCAGCAAACAATTTAACCGTTGCAAGAAATGGTTCTAATATTTTAGGTTCAGCTTCAGATTTAACAGTATCAACAAACAGTTCAGCTTTTACGCTTGTGTATGTCAACGCAACACGAGGCTGGATCTATAAAGATAACATATAGGAGGTTACATGCCTCTCGTTCAATACGGTTTCAAACCAGGAATAGATAAACAAAATACATCCGTTGGCGCAGAACAACGATGGGTGGATTCAGATAATGTTAGATTTAGATATGGTTTACCTGAGAAAGTAGGTGGTTGGAACTCTTTAGTTACCGATTCAATTGCAGGAGTATCGAGAAAATTACATGCCTTTGTGGATTTAGATGGAAACCGATATGTTGCTATTGGAACCGATAAGTTTTTAATTTTATATTTTGAAGGACAGTTATTTGATATCACTCCTGTTAAAGCAAATTTAACCATTAATGATTTAGCTTTTACAGACACAGAACCAACCGTTACTGCAACGACCTCAACATCACATGGTTTAGCAGTAGGTGATATTGTACAATTTAGTTCTACCACTTTACCTGGAGGCACAGGTTTTACGGCAGCTGATTTTGATGGTTTAAATTTTATCGTTCAAACCGTTCCAAGTGCAACGACATTTACTGTTACCATGGCAAGTAATTCAGGAGCGACTGCAAATGGTGGAGGTGCAACACTGACACCTTATGAAACAGTAGGTCCAGCAGAACAAACTTATGGTTATGGTTGGGGTGCAGGAACCTGGAGTCGTGAAGGGTGGAACGAGGCAGCCTCTGCTTCAGATGTTACACTTGAACCAGGACTTTGGTCTTTAGATAATTTTGGTGAAGTACTCATTGCAACGATTGCCAATGGTAAAACATTTACCTGGAATGCAGGTGCAACAAATGCAACAACGGTAAGAGCTTCAACGACAACATCAGGTTTTTCTACAGCATCCAATCCAACGGCAACAAGAGTAACACTAGTATCACCTACAACACGACACTTAGTGCATCTTGGAACCGAAACAACGATTGGTGATACATCAACTCAAGATGATATGTTTATTAGATTTTCAGACCAAGAAGATATTAACGATTACACGGCAACAGCAATCAATAGTGCCGGTGATTTTAGATTACAAGATGGAACTAAGATTATGGGTGCCATCAAAGCAAAGGAAACCATTCTTGTATTTACCGATAACGCACTTTATACCATGAAGTTTATTGGTGCACCTTTTACGTTTGGTTTTGAACAAGTCGGTACGAACTGTGGTCTGATTGGTAAAAATGCAGTGGTTGAACAAGATGGTGTCGCTTATTGGATTTCTAATAATGGATTCTTTCTTTATGATGGTACGGTTAAATCATTACCATGTTCAGTAGAAGATTTTGTTTATGATAATTTTGATACCACAAAAGGCCAACAAGTTTACGCAGGTTTAAATAATTTGTACACAGAAATTATTTGGTATTATCCAACTCAAGGAGCAGATTTTAATGATGCCTATGTTGTTTACAACTATGGTGAACGTGTATGGTATACCGGTACTGAAGCTAGATCATCTTGGATTGATGCTATTGTTTATCCAAATCCTTATGCTACAAAATATAATAGTTCTGAAACAGGAACATTTCCAAGTATGGGTGGCACGAATGGTTTAGGACAAACCATATTTTTTGAACATGAAGTCGGAACCGATCAAGTCAATCCAGATGGAACAACCACAGCGGTAACGTCATTTATTAAATCGTTTGATTTTGATTTAGATCTTCAAGGCACAGCAGGTGAATTTTTCTTAGCGTTAAGACGATTTGTTCCTGATTTTAAAACATTGGAAAATGGTGCTAAAGTTACATTAGCGATTAAACGTTACCCGCAAGATTCAGATACAACAACCAGTTTGAGTCCATTTAGTATTACTTCTACAACAACAAAAAAAGATACAAGAGCTCGTGGACGATTTTGTAATATTAAAATTGAAAACGATGACATCAGTCAGACCTGGAGATTTGGTACATTGAGATTAGATCTACAACCTGATGGGAGACGATAATGGCAAAAATTAATATTAGAATACCTGAACCTAAAACAGAGTATGATATTTCTAACCAAAAACAAATTAACAGAGCATTGACAACGATTGTAGAACAGTTAAATTCAACTTTTTTAGATGAACTAAAACAAGAAGCTGAAAGATATACTTGGTTTAAATCATCAGGAGGTAGTAGTTAATGGCAAACATATATAAAAATGCACAGTTTGATTTAACAACTACAGCTGCTACTGATATTTATACTGTACCATCAAATTCAAGAGCAATTGTACAAAATATACATATGGCAAATGTTGGATCAGGAAACGTTGTAGTGCAGGCACACATCTATGATGACTCAGCTACAACACAATTTACTTTTGCAAAACACACCATTGCAGCGAGTGATTCACAATCCGTATCTGATGGATCGATTGTGTTAGAAGAAAACGACGTGTTGCGAGTTCAGGCAGATAGTGCTAATGATATAGAAGGCACAGCCGCAATATTAGAAATAAACAGAGACTAGGAGGAAAGATGGCATTTAAAGAAGAAGGTGCAATAGAATACGAAATAATCAACGGTAAAAAAGTACCTAAAGTTAAATGTGAGACTGAAGTTGTATTAAGAAATACAGCGACAAATTACGAGTATAGCTCGGATCAAGAAGCTGAGGATGATATTAACAATCCAAATACAGCAACTGAAAGATCTCATGTGGTTAGATCGGTTAAGATAAAGGTAGCAAAAATGCCTAATCTTGGCACTGATTCTAGCTTGTAAAATGTTAGAAAATGAGTTAAAAATAAAAGATGTAAAGGGTATTATTAAACTTTACAAACAATTCAGTCGATATGACACAAATACTCCTGTTGAGATATTAAATCATATCCTGCCGTCTTTAGGACACAAACAGTACAAAATACACAAAGATGATGATAAGATCTTTGCATTTACAAAC